TGGTATAATATAGTAAGTCTGACCAAGACTTAGGTTAATATCATCAAAAGCATTGACATCAGACGAATTAAAACGCACTGTGTCACCTATCTTTAAAGTAGAGTAATTATAGTTAAAGTAATCGTTAATGGTATCAAGAAATGTAATGCTATCCTCTGGAAACGTACTAAGAGAAGTCAGTGTGTCGAATGACCTAAAGTTATCAAGGTGCCTTAGCTTATCCTCAATTTCGTCAAATCCAACAGTGTCGATAGATTCCTCAGTAATCTTATCTACATAGATTCCGCCATCTCTCTGGACAATAATAGCCATGTAACTATCACCGTTATCACGGATGCCATAGGCGCAGTCCAGAACAGTTCCATCGAACTCATGTATGGTAAACCCTGCGGTACCTGTCTCGGTGTTTAGAGCAAGCGTATAGAGCTTGCCTGAGTCTGTTACAATAAACGCCAAGCTAAGTTCTTCGTGCCATTCCATAGTCTTGATTCTTTCGTCTTCAAAAAGATCAGGGTTAAGAATCGTAACCTCTTTTGACACAAAGCTCCCGTTCTCTTGGGAGTATCTGAACATATAAATTTGTTGGCGGCTACGGCCAGCGAAAAGCACGGTATTATCAAATACCAATGACAATCCACTAGCCGAGCCATGAGATGTGTGTGGTCGAGCAGTAAAGTTTTTCTGCGACAAAGCCCCATTGTTCCCTGATATAATGAACTCTTGCTTGTTTGTTCCAACGATAAAGTTGGACGCAGATTCCATAAAAGTTATCTCACTCGATTTTTTAGTTGAAAGTGTAAAAAAGTATGGGTCAGTTTCTAGTATATCTCCACTGTACGGTAGGGTTGGGTTATATGTAGTGGTAGACCCTCTATGGGCTATTAAAGCATCAGTAGACGTAAACCTTCTATTAAGAAATAAAAAAGGATTGTTTGTACGTGACCCCCAAATAGACGTAGGTTTTCCTTTTGCATTTGCAAACACAAGTCTTCCTTCATCAACAGCAACATGCTTAGGTTTTCCTCTTGAGCCTGTCCATAATGAATGTGACCATTCATCAAAATAATTTGAGTCCGTTCCCCATGCTCCATACGAACTAACAACACCATTAGTATCTACAGTAATTAAAACATTAGCCATAGAATCAAGTGGAGTTCCTCCTTGATACCAAAAGAAAGCAGCTACGTTAGCTAACGAGCTAGATACAAAGCTAGTTATTTTATACATACCAGTGGAAATTCTAAGGGATGGGCCTATTTGAACTATACCTGTAACCATAACCCAATCGCCAACTACAAACTCATTTTGTAATTGAAATCCTGTCGATTCCATTTGGTTAGCTCCGCCAACTGCGTTGATATTTTTTAAACGGATTCGTTTACTTGAATCTGTATTTACCTTACCTTGAGGAAAAGAATACGGAGAGTCTTCTAAAAAAGAAATATTTGAAATCTCTATCTTACCTACATCATTAACAGAGAACCCTACATACGTAGGAAAAGAATTTCCCAACTGGTTTACAATGACAAAATACTCTTCATACGTAACGACAGTAAATTTTCCAACTATCCCAACAATGTCAAAGTAATCTGTAAGTGCGTTACCATTAGAGTCATACAATCTCCATTGAGCTGTATTTAGAGTAGGATACGTAACAGTAGGTGTGAACACCATGTACGCAGCCTTGTCTTCTCCGAGTTCAATAACCTCAATCTGTACATTCTCTTGGTTATCTGGAAGTTGCGTTACAGAGTGGAGTCCGGCTCTCTTATAGGCTCCACCCTGCTTCGCTATAAAAGCATTTTTTCCAATGCTTAATCCTTCTGGATGCTCTCTAATATCTGTTCTTCCGTGCAGTTTCTTAGATAAGATACCTGCCTTGAAGCTAGTTAGATTTGTTACAAATTTCATTCGTAATACAGTCCTCCGAGTCCACCTTTACGACTGTTTTCCCATTCATCAAATTGATAAGCCTCTGGGCTAATCTCTTGAGAATTGAATGATCTTGCTTGAGAAGTCCACCATTCACACTCTTCAAGAAGAGATTGCTTCATAGTATTGCTTTGAGTGATTGCATAACAAAGGTCAGCAGCCAAAGCGCAAGCAAGAGCTTCTTTAAAGTTTTCGTCGAAGTATGCTTCGGCAATATTAGATGAGATGTAGAACAAATTGCACGTGTCATCTCCATCAGTGATTAAATATTTTTGTTCAATTTTATATTTTCTTGGGACGTTGGATTTGATGCCAACGACACGGATACAATCAAGTGGAAGTTGAAACACCATCTCTTCTCCAAACTCAAACGGGTTAGGAATTGAGGATAGTGCAACTCGTTTGATAGCGAATGTCCAAAGATGTGATCTTAGTACCCGATTTTTAATTTTGCTGTATTGTTCTTGACACAGCCTCGCTCTCTTATTGTCATCAGTAAGAGCATTGATTCTCTCAGCTCCAAGTTTAATTAAAGCTGAATTACAAATATCGACAGTAACCGACATAATTCCTCCAATATAAAAGAGGGAGGCCTAAACCTCCCTCTAGTATAACCGATTAAGTTGAGGAACGAAACTTAATCGAGCAGATACTCAACCCAACATGAGCCACTAGCAGCAGCGTCAGCGTCAAGTGTACAGATCAAGTCTTGTTCCGAAGAGATTTTGTCTCCAACTGCAACATTAAACGAAGGTGCAGTTCCCCCTCCAATTTCATTTAGAGAAAGGATTCTAGCTCCGGCAGGAATTTTACCGAAGTAAACATCGTCACCGCCAGAGGCACCAGAGAAAGAATCAAAAGCCGCTTTAACTTTTCCACCCATTTCGCCGATAGCACCTTGTTCAGAAGGAATGTTGACAAACTCTTTTTGGTAATTACTTCCATATACATCAGCCATTATTCACTCCTATTATTCTGCTGAAAAGATTTCAACAACTTTAGATTCTTCAAGACGAGTAGCACCCATACTCATAGAGGCGTAAACCTGCTTAGAGTAGTGCTTCTGAGGTAGCTCGTCGATTCTACCCTTAACATCTGATCCAAGAGCAAGAAGAAGACCTGATTGGCAAAATGCAAAACATCTTCTTGAACCTGCGGCAATTGAATCACCACCAGCTCCAACTGATCCGTTAGAAGCGTCGAAAGCGATAGAACCAGTGGTTACTGGAAGTCTTTCGAGTCTGATGAATTTGAATCCCATAAATGAGTCAACTTCACCATTAACCAAGGCTCTAACAGTGTTGTAGTCTTGTGAAGTAATTTCAGTTTCACCTAGAAGGTTATCAATTTGCTCCGCTTGGCAAACGATATAGAGTGGCTCCATATCTACTTCATTTTGGTGGAACTTCTTTTTAACAGCTCGGAGAGTTCTTACGTTAAGTCCTGACTGAGCAGAACCGTCGAAAGCACCAACCTTTTGTGAGTCAGGAAGAAGTACAGGAGTAGCTCCTTCTTTTCCTGAGTATCCTGTTCCAAGCGCACCTGCAATAAGGATATCGTCCATTTTTCTACCCATAGCCATCATAGCTGCTTTAGCATATTGTGACTCTGGATCGTGGATAAGTCTTAGCTTATCTTCTTTGTCCACAAGATCGGCCCAGAAGTAGTCATTCATTGTGACTCGTCTTCTTCCGTGTGGAGTTTCTTGATAGGTAGTATCTGAGTGTCTACCTACTTTCTCTTGGGCAGTTACTGGCCCGTAGTAATCGAAGAAACCTTCTTCTCCGTTTAGTGTCTCAGTTCGTGCAAGTCCTCTAAGTCTTGACCCTTTTTGCTGTGAAAGGTGCCATACGTTAGAGCTGAACTGCTTCACCATATGTTCTGTTACAAAACTAGACATATTAAGCTCCTGATAAAATTAATTGTTGTTTTATTTCACCGATACGATTGTCTGCGATTGCAGGTCGATCTAAGTGTCTTCCATAGATGGGATCGGCAAGCGATTGTCCCTAAGACACCTTACTGAAATGATATACTAAAGAGGGGCTGTGTCAAGCCCCTTTTGCTCCACTGATGATTTGAAACATCTTATTAACTTCGTCAACTACTCTCTTATGGTCAGGGTGAGCTGAGTTGTAATAAGGCCCCTCGAAATTACCCATATACTCATTAGCTTTTTGCTGAGCTTCAGCAGGTGACATAGCATAAGCAGGTTTACCTTGCTCTTGAAAATTATCTTCTTTCAAGAAACTTTCTCCAATCTTTGCAAATGCCTTAATAAGATTAGGGTCATTGCCTAAACCGGATTCATTCAAGTAATTCTTAAGGTCTTCTCCA